GCTTTCATACAGGCACAGAAGATTTTCCCAGAAGATGCACCAGTAGGAGACTACGACGAATTTAACGAAAGAGATATGAAAATAGCGTTTATGGCTACGGGGATAGAACGGCGTAGCAGGGCTGCAATGATAGAGGAAAGCGAGGCGGGAAATGAGAAAACGAAAACGACAGGCAGTTAAGAAACTGATACAGTGCGCAGCCGTTATAGCGGCAGGCGTGCTGGCAATCATTTTGTTTATGCTGGCTATCTGGTACAGAGGAAAGAACAGCGAGCCAGTAACAGACGAACAGGCAGCAGCGCAGATGCAGCAGGCAGAGCCGCTGGTTATTGAAACACCAGAGGCAGCCACAGAGGGCAGTATAAGAGTATACGACTATGACGGCTGCTGTATTTATTCCTACTACGGCAAAATTCGGATAAACAGCGACGGTAAGGACGGCAAGGAAATTGACGTAGAGGCATTAGGCTATTTAGAGGGCTACCAAGAACATAAAGAGGAAAGCGGGGCGGGAGAATGAGCCACAGATATTACAGCCCTTTACGCCCGTTATCACTGGGGACATTTCCAAAGCCGCAGGGAAACGAGATTTTACATATAGAAAATTTTGAGGAACGGCAGAACGTACCAGAGATAGCACGGCAGGCGTGGGGATACATTGAGTACAAAGAGGCGCTTACAGAAATAGAGGCGGCAGCTTATGAGCTGATACCGTCAAACTGCATTTCTGAAATGGAAAACTTAGAGGCAAGGAGATAAAGGCAATGAGCGAGGTATATATACGCAGCCAGAATAAAGAAAAGCTGTATAGACTGGGCGGTAATTACGCCTGCGTAGAGTACGGAGAGTATGAGGACGTAAAGAAAAAGAGAGGCGGCGCAGAGGCAGACAAAAAGCGCCACGTAATTTGCATAAGTGACGGGTGTTTAGAGGAAATCGGAGAGTATGCCACAAAAGAGCGCTGCTTAGAGGTTCTGGACGAGATACAGAAAGCGTGCGTAAGCTATCTGTTTACGGCTGGCGGTGCAGCTATAGTAAGGGGCGGCATGGACGTACAGCCGTTTGCAGCAGTAATACCGAGGCTGTACGAAATGCCGGAGAAATAGGAGAGGCAGACAGTGACAGTAGAGGAATTTATAGGCACGCTGGAGAGTTCAGACCGCCTGCGCATTATCGAGGGAAAAGCAGAGGTTTACGTAGGGTATCTGGCAGCGTTCAAACCGTTTGCAGACCATGAGATAAGCGAGGAATACCGAAAATACAGCGAGCATGAGGTAAAGAAGTTTAGGGCAGTGCCGGAGATAACGCACAGACGCTGGAAAGAGCTGGGACTTTTGAAACCATTAGAGCCAGACCAGACAGCACAGTATAAGTTTAGTGATTTGCAGATGTCGCTTTACTACACCATTTACATATAAGAAAGGAAAGGGCAGGAAGTATGACAAAGAAAAAGCCGGATTTTTTACGGGATTTAGATACTGCAATCATGGACGAGCTTACAGGTGGCGGTATCAAGGGAAATGCAGCGGGACTGGTAGGAACGCTTACACAGATTAAGGAAATTAAGCAGCTATGCGGGCTGCCGTTTTGCGGTTATATGGCAAAGTTGGAAACGGTAAGACCAAGCGGCGTGCCGGACGAGGTAACGGTAGTATTTGCAGAGGACGTACCATACAGGGCTTGCAACGGCATAGAATTTGACGTTATGCAGGAATTTGTAGAGGGCAGCAGGCTTTTACTGACAGGTAAGGTGCAGACGCTTAAGGACTTCCAGAGCGGTAGACTGCTGGTATATATTCTGGCAGATTTTGTGGCGGTATCGGAAAAGGCAGTAGAGCAGGACGAGGCAGCAGTAAGAGGCGTTATAGCGAATAAGCCAACATACAGAGAAACACCGAGAGGCAAGCGCATTACTGATATTACGGTAAAGGTAAGAAATGAGCTTACAGGCGGCAGCTGCTTTTTACCGTGCATCTGCTGGCAGGAACAGGCAGACGAGGCGGCGCAGTGGCAGCAGGGCGACACTGTAGAGCTGCTGGGACGGTATCAGAGCCGCCAGTATGAAAAGGTACTTGATACAGCCACAGGAGAAAGAGAACAGCGCACAGCTTACGAGGTATCAGTACGGCTGATTAGAAGAAAGGAAGAGGCAAGAAATGAGAATAAAAGTAGAAATGAATAGCAAGGGAGAAGTAAAGGCGCACCGTATCGAGATACCGATACAGGGCGGCGGTGGAGAATTGGGACAGCACGCAGTAACAGGACTGGTAAGCCTTATTTCCGGCTTAAAGGAAATGAAAACCGAGCGGGAATTAGAGCAGTTATTAAGCATGGTTTACGGCTGGGGCGCTTGCTGTAAGCATTGCGGTTTTCTGACAGAAAAGAGTACAGACGACGTTATGCACATGGCAGAGGAACTGGCAGAAATTGAAAGCAAGAGAATTGAGAAAGAAACAGGAGAGGCAGGCAAAGCATGAGAAAGGTTTATATATGCAGCCCATACAGGGCGAAAGACGGCGCAGAGCTGGACAGAAACATAGATTATGCGCAGCAGCTGACACGGCAGGCATTAGAGGCAGGCTTAGCACCCATTACGCCGCATTTATATATGACGCAGTGCATGGACGATAAAAAGCCGGAAGAGCGGGCAAGGGGCATGGCTGCTGGGCTTGAGCTGCTGAAAGGCTGCGATTTTGTTATTGCGGGCGTGAAATACGGCATAACAGAGGGAATGGACAGAGAAATACATACAGCAAATACGCTGGGAATTGCGGTTATAGATGCGAGCCAGATTAAAGCATATATGCGATATGAGGAAAAGCGGCAGGAGCGGGCAGCGAGCGACTACGCAAAGCTGCATGAGTGCAAGCATTGTTACGAGCGTAGATTATGTAGCCTTATGGGGTATGAGAACTGCTGTACCGCCAACACTTGCACAGCTGCATATAGACGGGCTTATGAGTATGCCTTAAGCCGCATAAGAGAGCGGCAGGAAACATGAAAAAATAAAAGCGCCTACGGTGGGGAAACACCATAGGCGCTAAGCTATACAGCTTTGAAATACTATAAAAATTATAAG